ACCATGTGAAACTTTATTTACGGTAACAGTTGCTGAAGTATTTGTTGTATCAAAAGTAATTCCTGTAATAGCTGTGTCTAAAGGGGTAATATCATAAAAGGCACCTTCATAATAAATGAATAAGCCTCTGTTAGTTCCTAGTGCTGCATATTTTCTACCATCTAAGTCAGCCCAAACAAGTTGCTCTCTTACAGCCCCTACTAGGGTTTTACTTGTGATTTGACTCCAACCACCTATTTTTTCTGGTAATCCATATCTAAATCTAACAAAATCCCCATCAGTCCATTGGCCTTCTGCGCCTACTGAGGTGACTTGTTTATTAAATCCAGGTGCTATTTGTACATTTGTTAAAGGCATATGCTATTATACCTTAAATAGTGCTTCAGTTAAACCTAGTCCTCTTTAGGCTTTTTTACTTTAATTTCCTCATCCCCATAAGACAATAAACTTTTATGTTCGTCGTCCATTTTCTTTGTAAAATCAAAAAATACTTTCATAAATAAATTCATAAAATGTTTTAAAAATTCTTGCGATAATTCAAGTTTTTTATGTTTATTTAATATTTCAATTTCTTGGTCTGAAAATATTATTTCACCTGTTGCATCTTCTTTTTGTCGTATTATCATTTTTGAGTCCCCCAATAAGCTCTTTGATCCATATAATAATTTTTATTTTTACCCTCAGCATCTACATAATGTAAAAAACATTGCAATTGATTATCGCCTTTAAATTCCTCTCTCCAATGTTCAATTTCACAACCTAAATAAATAGCTGCATCTCCACTGTTAAGATTTAAAGGTGTTCCATCCATAAAAATAGGCCAAGGCGTTTTATCTCCATTTATATTTACTGTTACACTAATTTCACAAGAAGGTCTATCTTTATGTTTTTTTAAATCAGCATACATAGTATACGCTCTCCAAAATGAATATGTGGGTAATAATTTTTTACCAGTTTCTTTTTCCATAATTTGTTTCTTTTTGATCATTAAAGATTCCATAATTGGATCACCGTAAAAAGAAGTGTCTGCTACACCACTTTGTTCTAAATCAAAATTATCGTGATTAGTTCTGTGTTTTATTTCACAATATAAAGACAGTAAATATATTTCATCTTTTGATAAAAAATTTTTAATTATTTTATATTTAAAATCTTTTCCTATAATGCCCATGCTACTACCGAATACCTTTCTCCTTCTGTAACAGGAGTTACCGTGTGAGGAAACAAAAAATCACTCGGCCAAACTATTAGTCTGTTTTGTTTTTTTTCTATTTTAGTTGTTTTATCAGATCCTGGATACCTAAACATTAAATCACCACCTTCATAATCTTCGTTTACAAAAAAAATACAACTATAAGTCCTAGGTGTTTTTAAGCCATGATCTACATGAAATTTATAATGACCACCTTTTTGATACTTTAAAATTTGAATATCCATTACTTTAAAAATTGCCTTAAGTGAAAATTTTTCTTGATACTCTTCTATTGTTTTTGTAAAAACAAAACTTAAAAAATTTGCCCAATGACATTCAGTTAGGGTTTTGGCGTTTATATTTTTTAAATAATGAACTTCTACATTTCTAACATTTTTGTCGATATTATCATTAGTTTCCTTTGAACCTAATACTATACGGCCTGGACTGAAATTTAAATTAAATTTACAAAATTTTTTAAAATTATTTAAAACTTCTTGAGGTAGTTTTTCATCGTAAACGGAAATATAATTATGTAAATCAGAATTCATTTAAAAGACTTTTTACTCCAAAATTTTCTTTTGTAATTATTAATAATAAATTTTTGCATAAAAAATTTATCCTTTTTAAATTTTTGTTCATCTCTTTTTGTTACTTTCATTTTCCATTTTTGTCTTTTAAAAGGAATCAACTGAACGTAGGGTGTTCCTCTTTCAAGAGTAGTGGTTAAACTAGGGTATTTATCTCCGTTAAAAACAATTGGAAAATTCACTTCAAGATTAAAAGTATCAGTATCTACTATACCTGGAATTATCGAAAATCTATCATCAGTATTGTTCAAGGGAGGAACAAAAAGAGTAGAATACCCAGGAGGTGTTTTTATAATCCAAGGATTCATTATTTTATGAATAGGTAGATTTTTATTTTTTTCTAAATAAGGGCTTCCCTTTAATTGTTTTGGAGGGTGAATTTCCATTCTTTCTTGGTAATTAAGATTTATTTTTTCTGAAAATTCATTTACACATCTTTGACTAGTAGTTACTCCTGTTTGATTTACACCTTCATGTAAAACATTGTGTTTAACATGAAAATCTAAAGGCATTTTTAAAATATATCCTGCAGTTAAAGTATCTAAAAAAGGAATACAACCTTTTACAGTTTTATTATCTGCAGAATTTTCTAATTTTTTATACCACTCAGGCATATTAATTTTTGCTGGAATGGGTAAATTATCTTGATTATTTTCTATAAATTCTTCTGCAGCTTCAAACGCTATAATGTTTTCAAACATTATTTTGTATAAGCTTTTTTACGGTATTTGTAAAGGGTGCAAATAAAATATAGAATTTTCCTCACAATACTCTTCCCAAGATTTATTTAAAGGAAAGGTGACTGTTGAGGTGTCAAAAGAGTTTAAATAATTTAAATAGTTTTGACATTCACTATAGATTGGTTTTGATTGATTTTTACTGCGATATAAAAAATATTGTAAAGGTATTTTAATACCTGAAATAACATTATTTAAATCTTCAACGTCTTGTATTATCCATGAATTGTTTTGAATAACAACTTGATTGTTATCAATTATACAATTTGCTTGATTTTTTTTTAATTTTAAAAAATCTGAATCACTTATTGTTTTAACATCAGCTATTGCAGATAAATTTAATTGATTTTTATCAACATCGTTTGCTGCTATTCTTATAGGGTTTCCGTTTTCAACAATTACATATGCCATTTTTAACTTCCTCCATCATCGAAAAAAAATAAACCACCTGGCCTACCTGGTTGCGCAATTGAAGTAGCATTAAACTGTCCTGCATTATCTGCAAATATCATTATACCAGTAGATCCCGCAAAACCACTATATAAAGGTGCAAATGATCCAGGTTCATTTCCTGGGTTTCCAGGGGTAGTAGAGGATATTGCGCCATTACCTCCATTCGCTGTAAGTAAACCTGTAACAGTTGTTGCTCCTCCTGCACCACCTGGAGCGTTTGAAGGAGAGGGTGCCGCTGCATTACCTGCGGCGCCAATTGTATAAGGGTAAGTTGTTGAAGCAGCTATAGGTCCAACCCATAAACCATTTCCCCCTCTTCCTCCATATCTAAAAGGGGCTTGATTTCCGCCAGAGCCACCACACGCATAGGCGTAAAAATGACTAGCATTTGCTGGAGTCGTGATACTTCCAGAAGCTGGTCCAAAGTCTAAGACTCTTGGAACATAAGCTCCATCGCCACCTGCTCCGCTTGATGCAGCAGTTATTCTTCCTTGAGCATCTACGGTAATATTAGCAGTTGTGTAAGATCCTGCTGTTACAGCAGTGTTTGATAATTGATCTGGACCAACTGCATCATTAGCTATTTTCGCAGTTGTAATTTGTGCATCTGAAATCTTCGCAGTTGTAATTGCGTTGTCAGCAATCTTTGCAGTTGTAACTTGGTTTGCAGAAATTTTTGCACTTGTAATTGCGTTGTCATTTATTTGAGCAGTTGCAATTGTTCCACCTAAAGTGTTCAATGCTATTTCATTTAAATTTGTTCCGTCAGAGTAAGCAGCAACAATTGCAGCTTCACCTGCAGTAAAACCAGTTCCACTTACAGTTTTAATTGTTAAGTTTGTTACACCTGTTACAGCAGATAAATCAATAATGTAAAATTTTTCAATCCCATTTGGAATAGTTACTGTTGATGCAGTTGTTAAAGTTCCAGTAAATTTAAGAACCATATTTCTTGCATTTGATAACGCAGCATCAGACATTGCAAGAGCAACTGTACCACCATCAGAAAGTGCAATTGATTCAAAACCTGCAATTGCTTGTTGTACTAAATTTAAGTTTGTATTTGTTTTATCACCCCATGTACCAGCGTTTTCGCCAGTGACCATTAGTTCGAGTTTTAAATCTGTAGAATAACTAGATGCCATAAATTTTGTCTCCTAAATAATTATAATATTACCTTAATCATGCAGCTAAATCAACCTCTGTCCATACATTGTTAACTCCAGGATCAATCTCTTGCCACGCAGTTACATCTACGAAATCTAAAGAAAGTGAAGCTGAAATACCTGTAACTTGTACATTAGCTATACCAGTAACTGTAACTGAACCTACAGAACCTGTCAATTCTATACCAGAAACACCTACTATTTGTTGAGGAATTTCTTCAGTTGTGCCTAATGATAAAGTTAATTCTTGTCCTGTAGCAGGTTCGTTTGTAGACTGCTCTAAAGCAATTGTGCCTATTGTTGATGTTAGTTGAATACCGGTTACTGGGACTTCTAATAGTAGCCCTGCTTCAGCTGTGCCTTGTGATAGTGTTGCTTGTGTTCCAGTAACATTTACATTTGCATCAGCTTGGAATGTTGATGAGCCAACAAAGCCATCTAACTGATCTGCGGCTGCTAATACAAATATGTCTTGATCAATTTGAATAGAAATTGTAGGACTTGCAAAAGTAGTTGTTAGTTCAGAACCAGTTACATTTATAGTTACATCAGTAAATGCGCTTTCATCTCCTAAAGATGAAGTTAATTGAATACCAACTCCTTCAGCAGGAATTACTGAATAATTAACACCCCAACCTAAATTTCCATAAGTATCTCTGCCCCAACCGGCACCTATTAAAAACTGTTCATCAATAGTAACAGCACCTGGTGTTGTAGTTAACTGTGAACCAGTTACATCTTGTTGAATACCTCTAGCAATATCTTCTTCTCCTATAGAAAGATTTGCTTGAATACCTGTGACTGATACATCAGCTGATGCACCTGCAACGGCTCCTGCGTTTGTAAATGTGAGTTGTGATCCAGTTACATCAACATCAGCGTTAGCTTGAGTTGTTGATGAACCTATAGATGTGGTTGCTGATATGCCACTGACGGAGACGGTTTCATTAGATAGGTCTCCCCATTCTGATGCTCCCCAAGTTTTATTACCCCATCCAGTGGCCATATCATTTTATTTCCTTAATTATGCAATTCTTAAGATTGCAGCAGAAGTTGTGAATGCAGGGAACTGGATTGTAAATGTTCCAGAAGTTGCAGTCTTGTCTCCACCGAAATCTAA